CTCAAAGTTCACCGCTGAGGAAATGGCGATGGTCAGCGCGATTGTCGAAGAATGCAACGTGCTCTGGGGAAAGCGGTTCTCGCCGGACGCTCATGCGAACTACATTATTCGGCGTATTCGCAAGTTCCCAGATGTGTCGCTTGACGAGCATCTTGCCATCATCCGGGCAGCAACAGAGCGGCCTTGGTGGGACGGCGAGCCGTCACCAAGGGTCATTTACAGCAGGGACGACCTCTTCGATTCGATGAGGCAAAGCCACGGCACAGCACCAAGGAAAACGTCATCTGCGCAGTCCCGTGAGGCTCGCCAAAGGGAACTTCTTGGTATTTCAAACGTCACCTTGGAGGTGAGCAGTGACCATTCAGAAAATCGCAGTTCTACTGGAATCGCACTGGCCCGGCCTGCAAGTGACGGAGGTTGATATGGCCGCGCTCTCAGAGGCTTTTAAGAGGTATTCGGTCACATACGACGAGGCCGTAGACGCTATTTTTGCTATCGCGAACGATGGGGAAAGGTACCAGCCACGGGCACCACAGATTCTTTCTAAGGTGCGCGATATTCGTCGTGAACGTGCCCGCGAAAGGTCTTTTGACCGTGCGCTAGAGCGCGGGAATGAGACGCGAATGCCAACAGACGAACTAAAAGCACAAGTAAAGGATTTGTTGAAAAAGATAAAGAGTGTCTAATAGCAGATACGCAATAAAAAGTCTCTACTACGAGGTAGTCGCTTAAATGTTCAGACTAAGTAGGATGTTGCGTATCACTACTTGGAGGTTTGTTTTGCCAGCGGTAAGCCGTGCTCGTGACGGTATTACTACCGTCGCAAGCAACTGGAAGGCTTGGCGGTCGTTCATCAAGATGATTCTTTCGCGACCATGCAATAAATGTTCTGGCGAAGGTGTCATTTACTGGGCAATTGATGGATGGCATTCAGAACAGTGCACGAAGTGCAATGGAACTGGCGTTAGGGTAATGGTGAATTTCTTTTGAATCTACGAGTCATACCAGACCCCGAAGACGAGTCGCTTAGTTCATTCGTCTTCCTATGCAATCACTGCGACAAGCCCATCAAGAACATCCATAAAGGTGTTATTCGATGGTTTGATGACTCTGGTCATATCGTGGTTGCGCATAAGGGAAGGTGTGACGTTGCCCTTAAGGAAGTTGTCGGTGACCTTCCATCAGTTGATATTGGTGTCATGGCCATCTGTATGGTTGCCAATCTCGGGGTTGAAACCCGTCAAGATTGGCTAGAAATCTGGGATGAAAATATCTCGGACGTAGAAACATACGACGCAGAAGACTGCGAAGAATAAGCGCATGAAGTTAGCGCTGACCAGCATGTGTACCGCTGGTGACCTGTAGGCAATCAAGGAGGCTGTATGCTAAAGCCGATTATTGTGTTCTCAACTATTGCTGCTATCTGTATTGCACCATCGTCTCTATCCGCTAAGCCCTGCCACAAGCACAAGATTAACCCGGAAAGTGGAGTCTCTAAGAGCCAGTGTCTTAAGGCTTACAAAAAGCAGAAGGCGCGTGACAAGATTAAGTATCCTCTCAACCCCACTATGCGCGACCTAAAGAAGCGCGTCCCAGACTGGTGGAACTTTGTGAAGTTGGGTAGGTGCGAGCAGCCCGGAAGCGGAAAGTACGGCGTTAATTGGTCGCATCAGGGGCCAACGTGGGGCGGGGGTCTTGGTATTTACAAGACTTCTTGGAACATCGCTAAGTCGCCGTACAAGCGCTGGTCGGGTTCAATGGTCGAAACCATTCTTGTCGCGGACGCTATCCGTGACCGATACAGCATTAAGTCCGCTTGGGGAGCATGGAGGTGCTTCTATGCCTGAGCCTGAAATGGTTTCTCTTTCTAAGAAGTTGATGGAGAGAAACCAGTCGGGCGACGATGATGGGATGCTTGCCATTATCGCTGAGTTGTGGCCTATGCTTCAGTCAGAGTTTGAGAAGACGCTCTCAGACAAAGACACTAGGACATTGACTTATGCTGCACCACAAATTGCCTCTCTTGCGGAGCGCGTAGGGTGGCTGAGGAAGTAGAACGCGAAATTAAGGAACTCCACAAGATGTATCTTGCTCGGGTTCCTTTCAGCCAATATAAGCACGCGCTTATTATGCTGAACGAGGCAGAAACTTCTGGCGACGGAGAGCGTATCGCTGATGCGCTCTCCGTCGCAGAAGAGTTCAGAGTTGTCAGAACAAAAAAGTAACGACCACGCCCTTCCAGAAATTGACCAATCGTTGGTCAATAAAGTGGTCTATATGTATTCAAAGCACAGTGACGCGGAGTGGAGCGCGGGATTCTGCGCTGTCTACCTTGGCCTTGCCGGTCCCGAAGACGACTGCCCACCAGAAGTTATGAATGCAATCGCATACTTGGTCGTTCATGGCCTTATTAGGCCGCGTGACCATAAGAATGGTATTACATTCTATCGCTGGGTAAATAAACATGGCGAAGGTGTAAACGAAAGTGCGTCAGAGCAGTCTCACCTTTTCGATTAACATGGCTCCGCAGGGCAAAGACAGGCCGCGTTTTGCCCGAACGAACTCTGGCCATGTTCGGACCTATAACACTCGCAAGACGCAGTACGCAGAGCAAATGATTCGCGCTGCATGGAATGATGCAGGGGCAATTACGCTCAACAACGGCCCTGTTGAATTGACGATTATTGCCTACCTGCAACGCCCAAAGAACCATTTCCGCGCATCTGGGCAATTGTCTGCTGCTGGCGAAAGGTCAGAGCATCCTACGAAAAAGCCAGACGCTTCTAACATCGCAAAACTTGTAGAAGATGCGCTTAACAAGTGTGCTTGGGAAGACGACTCGCAGGTTGTTGACCTGATTATCAAAAAGAGGTGGGCCTTCTATGGCCAGCCACCTCATATCAAAGTCGTAGCAAGCAATATATGAACATCTTGGGCATTGACCCACACGACTACCAGAAGTTGTGGGAGCAAACTCAACTTGCAGCAAGGGCTGCCGACCTTGGGCCTGTCGAAAGGGCAATGCTGTGGCGAGAGACGAGCCGTGGTGACGACTGGCACGAAATGCCAGTTCCAATGGACTACTTTCTTACGGACGCATATTATTTTGGTGCTGGTCTTAACCTGCGCGAAGCGATTGGCGATGTTCTCCAAGAGTTTTGGAAGATTGACTCAAACTACGAACTCTGGGTATTCATTGCTGGTATTGGTACGGGGAAGTCTTTCTCCGGTGCGCTCTCTATCGCGTATGCCCTCTATCTTCTTTCTTGCGTAAAGCGACCTGCACGTTACTTCTCGCGGTTCCCCGGTGTATCTCTTTCTGAAGACTCTGAGATTGTCGTCTTGAACGCATCTGCTGCTGGCGCTGAACAGGCGTCAAAGGTTGTCTTCGGTGACGTTGTTGAGAGGATTATCAACTCTCCATACTTTGCTGACCACTACGCACCGAACGACCGGGTAAGAAGCGAACTGCTGTTCCCTAACCGAATTAGGTTTTCCCCCGGAACAAGCAGGTGGCAGTCTGCTCTTGGTTGGAACGTCTTTGGTTTCATCGTTGACGAGGCCGCGTTCGGTGTCGAATCACGACGCGCAGACTATGTTGGCGAACTTTTTAAGGCGCTCAACCAGCGTCGCCGCTCTAGGTTTGGGTCACTTGGATTTGGCGCACTTCTTACGTCGCCATCGCACGACCAAGCATTCGTTGAGTCTTTGGCCCGGCAGGGAACAACGTGGGATAACACCATGCTCGTTACCCGCATGAGCACATGGGACGCGAAGGGAGAAATCAAAGAAGGAGAAAAAGTCTTTCTCTTTGACAGGCACCCGAACAGAATGCGAATTATTAAGACTGGTCTGATTTACAAAGAGCCGGGTGTCGTGATTGACGAGGACGGAAACGAAATTCGTTACCGGTCTGAAATCAACGAGCCAAGCCCAATGTTGGAGGCTGGTAGTGGCTGAGGGGCTAGAAGGGCTAGACATTATCGCTGTCCCTGAGTCTTACATGGCGGAGTTCCGCCGTGACCCGACCGACTCAATGCTTAAGTATGGTGCTCTGCCAACTCGCGCAAGAAGCCCATTCTTTACCGACCCGGAAAAGATTGAGTCCGCAGCACAGTTGCCCAACTTTGTCACCGGTGCTTTGGCTACTAAGCGAGTCCACCCGCAGAACTCAGAAATTGAGTGGAACGCTGGTGTAGCGCACCCCACAGAAGACGCTCTTCTTGGTGCGCTAAACCCGGATATGCTGCAAATGCGGAACGACTGGAACGGTGCCGCTTGGCACGTTCATGTTGACCCCGGTCTTAACCGTGGGCGGAAGGGCGATGCCGCAGGTATTGCGGTCGGGAGGATTCTTGACCAAGCGGCTGTTGAGGTCGGCTCTGACTACCGCGTCGTAAATCGTTTTGTTGTCCCAATAGTCATGCAGATTGTCGCACCAGAAGCCGGAGAAATCTTTCTTACTTCAATTACCCGCTTTATTCTGCAAATGCGAGGCTATCTGGGTATCAACATTTCTTCTTTCTCATACGACTCGTTCCAGTCGGCAGGCGCAATTCAGGAACTTTCCGGCGCAGGTATGGTGACTGCCGGGATGCAGTGGGACGATTATGGGCAAAGACTTGAGGGTCTTGGTAAGCCGTTCTCAGTTGATAGAACAGTCAATGCGTACCAAGAACTGAAAGAGGCCACTAACGAAGGTCGTATCCTTTTACCCGATTATTGGCCTCTTAAGTCAGAACTTGAGAGGCTTGAAGACATACCGGGGCGTGCCCCAGACCACCCTGTTGGCGGCTCAAAAGACTGCTCTGACGCCGTTGCTGGCGTAGTTGGATACCTATCTCAATACGGGCACGCTGTTACAACCTCTGGTTTTCAAGCAACTGTGGGTAACAACCAGCAAATTGGTCCAGATATGCAGGCCGCAGAACTCATTAAACTTCTTAACGAAATGGGAAGCGATGACCCTCCTGCCATGCTGGCTATTGACTGACAACGGGGTAGAATAAGCAAATGGCTCCTAAAATTACTTGTCCAGCCGGTTCCTACCACGAGAAGGATGGTAAGGCTGGCGTACAGTGTAAGATTGAAGACTCTTTCCTTTCCTTCCGCGACAACCCTAAGTCGTTGCTCCGTTGGTGCTCTGACGAGTATCACCGCTGTCCGGTTTGGATTGCAGAGAAAGAGAACGACCCTGCCGTTGATAAGGCGCAGGGGAAGACGCCTATGACCAACTGCCCGGAATGTGGTGGTACCGGAATCGAAAAGGTTGAGCGGCTTGTGTCAGGGCTGTTTATCCCCGACGAAGTTCGGTGTGATGGCTGTGTCGGCTCTGGGAAGGTTCCCGTTTAATGGGCGTTTTTGATTTCTTTCGCGACTCTCCTGAGATTAACGGTGAGTCTGCTATTGACGAACTTGAGAAGCAGATTGAGGCTCTTACTGAAGCCTCTTATCTTGACCAAGCCGCTAACCGAATGTTGGAGCGAAGGCTTGAAGACCTGACGTACAGGTTCTTTGATATGGCTGTCGCTAATTCAGACGACTTGCCAGACAATCGTCGTAGGATTATCCGTCGTGCCTATAGGTATTGGGCAGAAGACCCCATTGTTGGCCAGTCTCTTAATCTTTTGACTTGGTACACCTTTGGTCGTGGTGTCCCAATGCCGACGATTCCTGACTACGTTGAGTTGGAAGACGCGCAGAGAAAGGACGCCGAAGCCGCTATTAAGCGCTTCTGGCAGTCAGCAGAGAATCAGGCCACGCTTTGCACCTTGCAGGCTCAGGAGCAGAAGAGCCTTGAGTTGCAGATTGAGGGCGAAGTCTTCATCGCGATGTTTGACAGCGATGATGGGCTTGTCCTGTCTGATATTGACCCAATTGAAATCAGTAACGTAATTGTCTCTACAGACAACCGTAAGATGCCTCTGTATTACGAGCGCACTTATTACCCGGCGAAGTATGACTTCAAGACTCGTTCTTACCAGCCTTCAAAGAAGAAGGTAATTAAGTATTACAAGCATTGGCGTAACGAGCCGGGGAACAACGACCCGAAGCCGCCCGCTTCACTTCTTGACGGCAGCGCACGCATCATGCACGTTGCCGTAAACCACACCTCTAATCAGACTCGTGGTAACTCTGAGGTCAGAAGGATTCTTGAGTGGGCGAAGGGGTTCCGTGAGTTCATGGAATCGCGGCTTGCGGTTGCACGGGAAATCAACCGTCTTGCCCGCGTCGTCAAGGTGGACGGTGGTCCGAGCGAGTTGGCGAAGGTCATTTCGCAGTTCAAGGCGTCGGACCCGCTGAACCTTACTCAGGTTCCTCTTATTGACCCGCAGATTGCTCAGCCGCAGGCAGCAACGATGTTTAGGACGCCCAATGTAAACATTGAGCCGAATACATTTGAGACTGGTGCTGGCGTTGCTCAGTCTGACAAGGCTTCTTTCCTTGGTCAGATTGCTGCCGGGACTGGCTGGCCTTCGCACTACCTTGGTGGCGACGGCTCCGCTTCTCTGGCAAATATGACGGCAATGGAGTTGCCCATCCTTAAGATGGTCGAAGCCCGTCAGGAGTTGTGGGAAAGCGTAATTCGTAATATTACGAAGGAAGCGCTTGTGCGTGCTGGGTTCGATGATATTGAGCCTGAAGTGACGATGCCGCCAATCTTGCAGAGGGATACTTCGGCGCTTGCCGGTGCTCTTCAGGCTATGGTCGCAGTTATTGACCCGCAGCAGGAGAATATGTCCGTTAAGCGCTGGGCTACCAGCCAGTTCTTGTCGTTGTTCGGTGAGAACAATGTTCAGGAGCGGACAAACGAGATTATTAATGAGGCCATCAACCTGCTTGAAGACCAAGCAGAGGCAGAGGCAGCGACCGCGCAGCAGCAGGCTGAACAGATTCAGCAGCAGCAGGCCGAGCAGCAGGGGAACCTTGCCGTCCCTGACGACGTAAATCGTCAGACCAATGCGAGCAGGATGGGCAGAACGCCATACGGCTCTCCGTCCGCTGAGACGATGGCCGACAACCTTGCCGACCCAACTAGGACCGACCCGCGTAATCAGTGACGCCGCCTAAGCGCTTCATAGAAAAGCAGGAGAGAATAGAGCAGTTGCGGCGCAAGCAGTTTGCTCGCAACTCAGCGAAGCGCGTGAGGAAGGCTGACAGGTCGGGAATCCCACGGGACACGAGCATCGCTCGCGAACAGCAGTATTTCTCTCAGCACGTTAAGGCGTCTTCTACGAGGATGCAGTACGCAGAAGAGTTGGATTTTGTAGAAGACGACTCGCCTCGCGGTGGTTACTGGATTCTTGGACCAACAAAGACTCATACGCCCGACTGCGTTGCTATGTCTGGCAAGAACTGGTCGTGGAAGACTCTTAGAAAAATCAATCCAATGAATCGCCACACAGGATGTGGATGCTCAATTATTCCTTGGAGAGAAGGTAAGCCAATCGGAGAAAATACATTGAGCAACGATGAGTTGAGAAACATCCAACTTTCCGAGTCGCGTCTTGGCGGGTCCATGGGCGGGAAAGACCCGAGGAAGTATGGAAAGATTCGTTCTATTGTCAGGACGTTTGGTAAGTGGGCTGGCGGAAAGCAGTCAATTTGCGCGAAGCGTCTTGCTGTTGAGCACCCTGAGATTTGTCGTGGGAACTGCAACGCGCTGTGCGCTTGGCTTAAGGACCAGTGGGCAGGCACTACTAAGTGGCGCGGGACTGGTCCTAAGCAGAAGGCAGAAGACGCTGCAATCCGTGCAAAGGCTTACGCAAAGAACGCTCGCTTTATGCTTTCCGCAGACCCGCCCCTGACTGATGATGGGCTTGACGCTCTCTATGAACTTGCAAAGCAGGAGCGCGGGCTGGGCAGCATTCTTAATGAGGCTTACGAGGACGCAAGAGAGCGTGGAACGCTAGACGCCACAGTCGCCCTTATGGAGTCTGATGTTGCAGAAGGCAGCATTGGTGAAGACGAAATGCTGGCAATCCTTGAGCGTCTAGACGCTGATATCTGCTAGGCTATGCAAAGCCTCTACCGCACACCCCAGTAGAAAGCAGAAGGCCCCGTCAGGGGCCTTCTGTGTTTCTGCTGCTGGCAAAGACGTTGCTCCACTTGCGCCAACGCCTCAGACCCTCCGCAAGGCATTCTGGCTGCGACCACTTGGTTTTGGGGACAGGCTGGCGGGGCGGGAGAATCCATCGTCCCGA